GATGGGACTTGGATTGGGAGAAGAGCGAATGCCCCGACAGATAATGCGCCGTTTCGAGGTAACATAGCAGAGGTTATTACCTATAGCAGACGCCTTTCATCATCTGAGATATTACAAGTTGAGGATTACTTAAAAACTAAGTGGAGCCTTAATTTTGGATACAACATTGCTGGCGCAAGCTATGTAAATAAAAGCTTTAGTATTCTTTCTGAAGAGACAACTGTTCAAGGCATGGCTTTCAACAACACTGGCAGCAAGATGTATGTTATTGGTTCAGGCTCAGATGAGGTTCATCAGTACACCCTAAGCACCTTATTCGACGTAAGCACTGCTAGTTATGACAGCGTTCAGTTTAGTGTGGCAGCGCAAGAAACAAGCCCACGTTCAGTTACCTTTAATAACACAGGAAGCAAAATGTATATTGTGGGGCAAACCAATGATATAGTTTGTCAGTACAGTTTAAGCAGTGATTTTGATTTAAGCACAGCAAGCTATGATAATGTCAGCTTAAATGTAAGCAGCCAAGAAAGCACACCTCAAGGCGTAACGTTTAACGACGATGGATCAAAGATGTATATTCTTGGAAACGCTTCAGATGAAGTTCATCAATACAGTCTAAGTAGCTTGTTTGATTTAAGTACAGCAAGTTATGACAGTGTTAGTTTTGATGTTAGTGGTCAAGCTACAAGCCCACGGAGGGCTGTGTTTAATGGAGATGGAACAAAGATGTTTGTCGTTGGGCAAACGTCTGATGCGGTTAGCCAATACTCCCTTTCAACGCCTTATATTGTAAGCAGCGCAAGCTACGACAGCGTTCAGTTTAGTGTAAGCGGTCAAGACGCAATGCCTCGTGATGTAGTATTTAGCAGCGATGGATCAAAAATGTATATCGTTGGAAATAGCAATGGCGCTATCTTCCAATACACCACGGCATAGGAGAAATCATGCACGTTAAACTTACAAGCGGTTCTGTCCAACAATTCCCTTACAGCATTGGACACCTACGCCGCGATAACCCAAACACTTCTTTTCCCAAGCAAATTTCTGAGGATATGCTTGCCTCATATGAAGTCTTCAAGGTTCAGAACGCTGCCAAGCCAGACTACAATACAGACACGCAGTTCTTGCAGTCTGATGATGCGCCTACACTTGTTGATGGCTCTTGGGTGCTTGGCTTTTCGGTTGTTAATAAATCGGAAAGTGCTGCTGAAGAATGCATTAGAATGAAACGTGATGGCTTGCTTCAGGAAACAGATTGGTGGGCTGTATCAGATCGGACAATGACTGCCGAACAAACAGCTTACAGGCAAGCGCTGCGTGACATCACAAGTCAAGCTGGCTTCCCCTTCAGCGTGACTTGGCCGGTAAAGGTGTAACCAGATGTTAGGCTTCAGCCCATTAGCATCTTTTCCGCTGGGTGATGACGGTCAAGCCGATAGCGGCACCTTCAGCACTGTCAGCATTGTTGCGGGTGCGCCGATCATTGGCAATCCATCCTTAGCTCAAATTGATAATCTTACAGGCGTGGATATTGTTGCTGGAGCGCCAACTGTTGGCTCCCCCGCAGTGACGCAGAACACCAGCCTAACATCAGTGGATATTGCCTCTGGAGCGCCGATTGTAGGCACCCCAAGCGTAAGCTCTTCAAACGATTTAATCGGCTCAGACATTGTAACAGGATTGCCTACGGTCGGCGCTCCAAGCGCCACGCAGAGCCAAGCGCTGACAGCATCTGACATCGTGGCCGGTGTGCCGGTTGTCGGGCCAGCGCGGTTTAAGTGGCAGGTTGAAACTGTGCCAGCGGCGATCTGGACAGAACAGGAAGCAGCGTAGTGTTTGCTGGCAAAATGATATATAGTGCAAAAAAGCGCGAGGCGATTAGATGACGATCAGCATAACCAAACCTACCGTGGGCGGCAGCGAGAATACTTGGGGAACCACGACTAACCAAGCCCTTGATGACATCGTTGATGTTCTGAACGGCAATACCGCAAGCACTCCAGATTTGACAGAAGGATCATGGAAGGTCGGTGGCACGGCTATTACGGCTACGGCAGACGAGCTTAACTACATCGATGGCGTTACTAGCGAAATCCAGACGCAGCTAGACAGCAAGCTGGGTGGTTCTAACACTGCGGCCACAATCACCACCTTAACTTCTACAACTATTGACCTTGGCGATTGGACGATTTCGCAATCTGGATCAAGCTTAAAGTTTTCGTATAACGGCACGGCGCGGTTCGCGCTGTCTAGCTCTGGTGCGCTGACTGTAGAAAACGATGTAACTGCATTTGGTAGTGCGTAATGACTATAACCTCTATAGATAATTTTGGTCACGCAAGCGGCGCAATATCTATGAGCGAGTTGCGTGATTATTATGGGCAGTCTGGATCTGTATCTTTGAGCGGTGATTTAAGTGGTAGCTCTAATCCCGTTCCAAGCAGTCTGCCGTCTTCTGGCAGTGCGTTATCGTTTTCTAATTATCGAAGCGCAAATCGTATATTAAAGAAAAAAGGAACAACAGAAACCAAGGCGAGCGGGTCTTCTTGGTCGCCAGCGCAATCAGGCTGTGTGCAGTACAATGTATATGCTGTTGGCGGTGGTGGTTCTGGTGGCGGTCATTCAACTGATAGTGGGCGTGAAAAGGTTGCCTCTGGTGGCGGGGCGGGTGGTACAGCATTTCGCCGATATTCAGTTCAAGATCATGGGGTCACCTCTGCTAGTATTGGAATTGGCGGCGGCGCTGCGGGGGTTTCTTATCCTGCCAATAGTGGATATGCGATCTCAGGCCGGAATGGGGGTACTACAACCTTTAATCCAAATGGCTCTGGTGCCACGATTTATGGGTATGGCGGTTCAAGAGGATTTGGTGGAAGACAAACATCAGCCATTGGGGAAGCATCTACTACCACTAATATTAGTTCGTGGGGTACTTGCTCTGGATCATCAGGTGGTGGGGCCGCTGGGGGTGAAAGCAATTACTCAGGTGGTGCTGGGCCAGCGCTTTCTGTTGGCGGGGATCAGTCAAGCGCTAGTGGCGGTGGTAGCCCAAATTTAGGCTCTGGTGGTAAAAATGGCTATATAGTCAATCAATCTGGTTACGCAAAATCACAAACAACTGACGCGCCGACAAAGCCTTCTGAGTGGGGTTCTAACGTAAGCGCTACGTTTAGGGGCGGCGCTGGTGTGCAGCACTCTAGCGGCGCAGCGGGTGCATCTGATGGGGGTAGTAATTATGGCGCTGGGTCAGGCGGCTCTGCGTCTGAGAGCGGTGCAGGGTCTTCTGCAAACGGATCTAGCGGCGCTATATTTGTAACTTACTATGAGATAAACACATGACGCTGGTTCCCCTCGACATCCCCGCCGGTTTTTATCGAAACGGAACTGACCTTGAGCAGTCTGGCCGCTGGCGTGACGGCAGCTTGGTCAGGTGGCGGGATAACAGCTTGCGCCCAATAGGCGGCTGGCAGGAGCGCAAGGCATCGTTCTGCACTAACGTAGTGCGCGGGATGCATACATGGGAAGCGAACAACGGAACGGCATATGCGGCTGGTGGCTCTTACAATGAGCTAGTCGCGATGACAGGCAACGGAACCGTGTATGACATTGCGCCAACAGATTTAACGGCTGGCCGCGAGGACGCAGAGGTTGAAACGGGATACGGTTACGGCTTCTATGGCGATGGTTTCTATGGAACGCCGATCCAGCAAAATGCCAACGCTGTTCCAGAAGAGGCCACGCAATGGAATATAGACAACTGGGGCGAATATCTTGTTGCGTCAAACAGAGATGACGGGCGTCTACTAGAGTGGCAGTTAAACCCAGCAGTTAAGGCAGCGCCGATTGCAAATGCCCCTACGGGCAACCTTGGCTTAGTCGTAACGGAAGAGCGTTTTATCTTTGCCTTGGGTAGCGGAAGCAATCCGCGTAAAATCTCATGGTGTGATCGTGAAAACAACACAGTATGGACGCCAGCAGCTACAAACGAGGCTGGTGATATTGAGCTTGCCGATAGCGGGCAGATCATGCAGGGCGTTAGAACGCGAGGCCAGACGCTTATTCTGACAGATACATCAGCCCACACGGCGCGATACCTTGGCCCGCCTTATGTGTATGGCTTTGAGCGCGTTGGTACATCGTGTGGGGCAATATCCCGCAAGGCTGCGTCTGACGTTGATATGGGCGTGTTCTGGATGGGCCAGCGCGGTTTCTTTAGATTTGACGGTAACAGCGTTCAAGAAATACCCTGCGATGTCTTCGACTATGTGTTTGGCGACTTCAACCCAGCGCAGCAATCAAAGGTTTGGTCGTTTGCCAACGGCCAATACGGCGAGGTGTGGTGGTTCTATTGCTCTGAAGGCGCTACTGAAGTAGACCGCTACGTTGCTTATGACTACAAGGAAGGCCATTGGCTAATCGGCAACCTATCGCGCACATCTGGCGTTCAGCGCGGTGTTTTCCGCTACCCGTTTCTTGCCGGTCACAACGCAGATAGTGATATATATGAGCATGAAGTCGGGTTGAACGTAGATAGCTCATCAATCTTTGCCGAAAGCGGGCCAATATCTATTGGCGCAGGGGATCAGGTTGCGCGTGTTACTGAGCTTATCCCTGACGAAAAAACGCAGGGAGATGTCAACGTCACGTTTAAGACACGGCTTTACCCAAATGGCGCTGAAACAAGTCATGGTCCATTCACAACTGCAAACCCAACGTCAGTAAGGTTCACTGGTCGGCAAGTTCGTATGCGGGTTGATGGAGTAATCTTGTCTGACTTTAGGGTCGGCAATATGCGAATTGATATGAAGGCTGGGGGCCGTAGGTAATGCCGGTTCCAGTATTACCCCCTATTGGCCCAGATTTTCGCCAGTGGGGGCGTCAGCTAACAATATACTTGCAGCAAAACCTAGCAAAGCTTGGGTTTAAAACAGCAACAGACAACCCGTCTGAGAACGGCGTTATTTTATGGGACAACGCAAACGCATATCCAGTTGTAAGCAGAAACAACATTTTTGTTGAAATGGTTGTAAAAGTTGGTGTTCCCCCAACTAGCGTGGGTTCGGTGGGCGATAAAGCTGGTCTTATAAGCTGGGATACCAATTATATTTACGTCTGCAACGGATCTTATGATGGGTCAACAGACATATGGACTAGAACCTCTCATTTAGGGGGTTCTTGGTAAAATGAAAGACATTTATGTAAACCAATTAGAGCGTTGCAAACCTTGGATAGAGGACGCCCTAGAGTATTGTGGTGGCACACATGAATGGGAAGATATAGCTAGTGGCATTGCAGATGGCCGTATGCAGCTATGGCCCGCGCCCAAGGGGTGTATTGTTACTGAAATTGTGATATATCCTAAGAAGCGAGTTTTAAACATATTCTTAGCTGGTGGCGAATTGGATCAGATTTTAGACATGGACAATGATGTTAAGGCATGGGCAAAAGAACAAGATTGCGAAGCTGCGATCATGGCGGGCCGTTTAGGGTGGAAAAAACCGTTAGCGCCGTTAAATTGGAAAATGCTACACGCAAACTTTATTAAGGAGTTTTAAAAATGTCTGGTGGTGGTGGATCATCTACAACAAAACCAACGGTTCCTAAGTTTTTAGAAACTGGTTATCAGCAAGGTATAGGTATGGGCCGCGATTTATCGGCAATGCCTTACACGCCTTTTTATGGGCCAGATGTTGCGTCTATGTCGCCTTTAGAGCAAGCTTCTTTTCAAGGCACTGATGTTATGGCAAGCGCATTTGGTATGCCTACAACTGGCGGGCAGCAGTATCTTCCTGCGCCTACTCAATTTGAGGGTGGTGCTATGGGATATTCTTCAGCGCCAATCTTTGAGCAAGCGGTCAGTGAATTTGAAACAAGACGCCCAGCGCAAGCCGATTATTATAATAGTTTTTTCATTGATCCTATGACGGGTGAAATGGGAAGTCGGACAATAGAAAATCAGCCTGTTGCATTAGAGATGCAAGGCGGCGGCAGAAGAGGAAAGTAATATGGCGGGCGGTGCAAATCCACAAATGGCTCAACCGGCTATGAACCCTTACACGGCTGCGGCTGGTGCGCAGGGTGCGGCAATGAACAGAGTTGGTCAGGGTCTTACGCAAACTGCGGCTGGCGGCATGGGCGCTTATCAAAACCCTTACGAAACCCAAGTGGTTCAGCAATCACTGCGCGATGTGGGAACGCAAGCACAAATGGGCTTGAACCAATTAGATGCTCAAGCGCAGCAAGCCAGAGCTTTTGGTGGTTCGCGGCACGGTATAGCAACAGGAGAGGCGCTAAAGGGCTATAATCAGCAAATGGCTGACACAGCCGCAAGAATGCGCCAGCAGGGCTTCCAAACGGCTCTAGGAGCTTCTCAGGCAGATTTAAATCGCCAACTAGGTGCAGCGGGCCAATTGGCTGGTATGGGTCAGCAATCTTTTGGCTACGGTCAGGCAATACAGCAACAGCAAATGCAGCAGGGCCAGCAGCAGCGTCAAATGATGCAGGATCTTATAAACGCTGGAAAGCAACAATATGCGGGATATACCGGCGCTCCACAGCAGGGCTTGGCTACGTTCTTGGGCGCTATGTCTGGTGTTCCTAACTTGCAGGGTCAGCAGCAAGGTTATAACGCAGGATTTCTTGACTATCTTATGGCGGCTGGTCAATTCGCTTAGAGGATTTTTAGATGAGTATGAACCCAAACCAAGCACCTAGAAGCGGCCTATTAGGTTTACTTGATCGTGTAAGGCGTCCAGATGAGGAAACCGGCCTAAACTTTGCAAACCGCTTGGGAATGGCTGCATCTGTTTTAAACCCTATGAACCCGCAATCCGCTAATTACCGACAGCAAATGATGCAGTCTGGTCAGGCTAGAATGCAAGGTCAGGCTCGCAACCGCACCATAGCGGAGCTACAGAAACGGGCTGATGCGGGCGATCAAGTTGCAGCACGTTATCTGCAAGCGGTCCAATCACGCGCTCTAGACGCCTCTCAGGGCTTCTCAGGCTATCTTAGTGAAACTGCGGCAATAGACTTAGAAAGAAGAAAAGCTGGAGCTTTAGGTGCAAAAGATCCAGTAACGCGAGCGTCCCAGAAATTTTTAAACGGAACTGTTTACACAATTACTGACAGGGGTGTTGTTGTTTATGACCCAAGTGGGAAGTTAGTAACCGGCGCAGATGCAGAGCGTGTTTTAAAAGAAGCTAATGAATTTGAAAATCAAAATAGAGCAATTGGCGTTGGGTTGAGCGAAGCCGCTAAATTACAACAAAAAGATGCAAATGAAGCATTTAATAAAGCTGAATTGGTTGGGGGGCAAATAGCAACTATTGATAGGGCAATTTCAGAAATAGATGCGGGCGCTCAGACTGGACTTGTTTATAACCTTTTGCCTGATATTACGGCTCAAGCCGGTGGATTGCGGGCGGCATTGCAGCAAATGGGATTAGACGTTGTTTCTTCAGTAACTTTTGGGGCTTTGTCGCAAAGTGAATTAGATATTGCAATGTCTACTGCATACCCAAGAAATGCAAATAGTGCGGAATTAAAAGAGTTTTTAGTTAAACGCAAAAATGCGCTTTCAAAATTAAGAAGATTTACTGAAGAAACCGCAATGTTTTTGAGAAATCCTCTTAATACAAAGAGTGATTGGACAAAGCTACAGCAACAGGCAAGAGATTTAAAAGCGTCAGGGGCATCTGGCAATCCCTACATGGGCATGAGTGTAGACGCTTTAAATGAAATTTACTTGCGATATAGCACTTTGACTGACGCTCAGAAAGCGCAGTTCGTAAAAGCTCTTGAAGCAGCGCAGGAATAATTAAAAATGGCAACAATAGAAGAAATGCTTGCAAACATTAATGCGCAACAATCTCAGACAGCACAAGCTACGCTGTCAATTCAAGATATGTTGTCGGGCATACAAGCTGGCCCTTCAGTTTCTTCTCAGCCAGAAAAGCAATCTATTATGGATTGGTTTAAGGGGGGCAAGAGAGAAAGCAATATACCATTAATTGAAAATGCTAATCTTGGTTTGCCGCCCGAAAAAAATGCGCAGATGTTGGCATTATTAACAACAACCGCAAGCGACGATAGATTAGCATCGGGCATAAAGAAAATATTGCCTGATGCTCAATTTGATAAAGATCAATATGACAATCTTGTAGTTATAGCGCCAGTTTTCAGAGATGGTCAGCAAACACAGCAATACACAAGGTTTTATCCAAACCCAAAAGGCTTAAATACTGTTGATATTATGCAAGCTGCGGGGGCAGTTACGGCTGGGCAAGCTTTAGCGGCAACAGGTGGGCTTGTCGGGGTTCCTGTCAGTGGTGTTTTGGGTGGTGGATTGTTAGGCCTTACTGAGGCTGGATTAATAGAGGCTGCGAGTAGCGCGTTAAGTGATGACCCTTTTCAAGTGTTTGACTTGCCTTTAGGTTTTGCTGGTGGCGCTGCTGGGTCAAAAGTTGCGCAAGTATTAGGCGATTTAATTGCCAAAATAAAAACTAGCCCAAAAGCTGTTTTGGATGCAGATGGAAATTTAAAGCCAGCGGTTAGAAATCAAATAAACGCTCTTGGTCTTGATCCTGATAATATAACAGCAGAAATTGCATCTAAGCTGCAAAGCCAAATACGAAAAGTAGGAGATCCGCAAGCGTCAGCTAGATTGACGGAAGCACAAAGCTTGCCAACCCCAGTACCATTGACGAGGGGTGACGCTACTGGGTCAAGATCACAGCAGTTATTTGAGGAACAAATAGAAAGCGGTGTTTATGGCGAGCCAGCTAGATTAACAATGGAAGCGCGGCGTGGTCAGCAGCAAGGTGCAATGCGTCAAAACTTAGAGCAAATTCAAAGGTCATTAGGCGGCAGTGAAATCACGCAACAGGGTCAGTCTGCTTCTCAAATACCTTCTGCATTATCAGCTTTAAGACAATCTGAGCGTCAAGCCGCATCAACGCTTTTCACTGAAGCAGATCAAGCTGGGTATGCGTTTATTCCCGCAAATCAGGCGGGTGCATTAGCTGACAGTTTGAGATCATCTTTAAGGACGTTTAGTCCATCAGAGGTGCAAGCGACTTCTGCAATAGTAGACACTATGGAAGAAAATTTGGCCGCAGCCGGTGACATTAAATCATTGTTTAATTCACGGCAGAGGCTAGTAAAAACTGGAGCGCCAAATACTCCAGAACGTGCAGCAGCTAATGCTGTAAAATCAGTCTTAGATAGACAGCTTAAATTATTAGTAGATCAGAAGCTTTTAACAGGAAATCCAGAAGCAGTTACAGCGCAGTTAAAAGCAATAAGTAATTATGCTGATTTCGCGGCAAAGTGGAAAGGCGATGGAATTTTAAATAAGTTGACAGAAAAAACTGTACGGGATGGCGAAAGAATTTTTAAGCAAGATCCCGCTTCTGTTGCTAACTTCCTGTTCGGAGCAAAAGGTGCAAAACTTGTTAGCGCTCCAGAAATGGCAAGAGATTTAGCTACTTTAAAAAAGACATTGCCCGAAAACCAGTGGAATGAATTAAGGCAAGAAGCTTTTTTGCATATGGCAAATAGGGCTGAAGGAACAGCTAGGTCAGGAGATTTAGAAATCTCTGGGGCTAAGTTTCAAACATTTTGGAACGAAATGAAAAACAGAAATCCTGATTTAGTTAAAGGATTGTTCACCCCAGAGGAGCAAAAACTTATTTCACGCTTTGCTTCTGTAGCTGCAAGGGTTACATCACGCGCTCAAAATTATTCAAACAGCGCGACAACTGCGAATACATTGTTGCAACAATTGTCTCAATCAATAGGCGGCACAACGGTTGCGAAGTTAGCTTTAAGAGCGCCGTTTATAAGAATGATAACAAACACTGTTGCTAGTGTGAGAGCAGAAGATGCTTTCAAGGTTCCTTTGGGCAGGGCGACACAACCATTAAGCGGCGCTGCGGGCGCTGGCGCGGCATCTGGCAGTGGTGGAGATCCTGCATATGATTTATATGAAAACATCTCAGGCGTTAGAATACTGCGTTAAAAGGAAACAATTATGCGTTTAGAACCATTAGACGAAGTCCAGATTGAAAGCATTGTTTCCAAAGCAATAGAGGATGCTCAAGATTTCATTGACAGCGAAGTAGCGCCCCAGAGGATTAAAGCCCAGCGTTACTTTGATGGGGAAGTTGACATTGGCTATGAAGAGGGCCGGTCACGGGTTGTAGCAACGAAGTGCCGTGAAGTTGTGCGTGGCATGAAACCTTCTATTCAGCGCATCTTTTTGTCTAATGAAAAGCCTGTTGAGTTTGTACCGCGTGGCCCAGAAGATGTTGCAATGGCAGAACAGGCTACCCAATTTGTTAGCTATAAGTTTCAGCAGCACAACGGATACCGCATTCTCAGCGATGTATTCCAAGATGCTATGGTTAAAAAGGCGGGTATTGCTTACGTTTACCATAGAGAGGAAATGGAAACGGAGATCCACACTTTTACAAACCTAACGGAAGAAGCGTTTGCTTTGCTTGTAGAAGATGATGATGTTGAGGTTATTGAGCATGAAGCTCGCATGACGATCAGCATGGACGAAATGGGCATGGAAGTAGAGATGCCAGAGCATGATGTTAAAATTGCCCGCTCTATTCCTCATGGCGATGTTTGCATAGAGAGCATTCCCCCAGAAGATTTTTTTGTAGATCGTAACGCTAGGTCTATGGATAGCTATTATATAGTCGGCCACAGCACTGAAATGACTGTCGGTGAGTTGCTTTCTATGGGATTTAGTCTTGATGATTTAGCCGGTTTGGATGGATCTGAATACAGCACAACGCAGGATGAAGCTGAGTTTGAGCGCAGAGGTTACACTGTAGATGAAGCAGATGATGAAAACATCTCTGGCGCTTCTAAAAAAATCACAGTGACCAGCGCTTATATGGAGCTTGATATTGAGGGAACGGGTCAGACTAAACTCTACCAGTTTCTTTGCGCCGGTACATCTTACAAGCTGCTGAACTTCTATGAAGCTGATTATGCTCCATATGCTATATTTGAGTGCGATCCAGAGCCACACGCTTTCTTTGGCACATCCCTAGTGGATTTGGTTATGGACGATCAGGACGCCGCTACAGCGATGCTCAGAGGTGTTTTGGACAACGTGGCGCTAACGAACAACCCAGCGCTGCAAGTTGTAGAAGGCCAAGCGGCGATTGATGATCTTTTGAATAATGAGATTGGCCGCATTATTAGAGTGAAGTCGCCTTCAGCGGTTACTGAAATGACTGTTCCTTTTACGGCGGGTCAAACTTTACCGGCTATGCAGTATTTTGACCAATTGGTTGATAATAAAACCGGCGTAAGTAAAATG